CGTAGGGATCCGAGTAGGGGGTTCTTCCGGTCACCAGGATCTTGGTTGATCTGAGCGAACACCCAACGCTGGAAGGCTGCCGAACTCTTGGCTGCCGAGATCGCCCCACCGGCGGCAAGCGGCCGGAGGATGGCGCGCTGCCCGCCGCGTACATACCGGTTGACTACCGGACCCTGATTGCCACCAACAGTGTCGTATCCACCGGCGGCCTTCTTGACAATGATGTTGATGTGGCTCGGGGCATACGTAGCAAGGTCACCGGGCCTGCCTTCCCCGAGCCCGACATGACGCATGGCGCTCTCATAGCCAGCCACAGCGGCAGTCGGGTACCCCCGGTACTTCTTACTCGCCTTAGCGTCGTGGATGGCCGTGCTTGCGAACAGGGCACACCAGGGGGTACCTGAAGGCCAGCCCCATTCACGCGTGAACCGGTTGTTATTGTCTACGCCTCTGTCATCGCCTTGACCGACGTACTTGAGTGCGGCCTTGACGACACCGGATCCGTCTCCCCCATAGCTTGACCCGAATGCTTTGAACAGAGACAGCGCGTAGTCGCGTGCCTTGTTCATGATCAGTTTGGGGATCTCGGCTGCTGCTACTCCCCATGGCGAATCGCGTAGACCTTCAGATCCCGGTACGAATTGCTTGACCAATTTATCCCAGATGGCACCGGGATTCGTGATCAGAGACAGCGCGTCCTTACCGAGGTTCACAGCCTTACTCGCGAACTTCTTTACCGTCCCGATGATCCCGCCGAACTGAAGCATCTGAAGATTGCCGCCAGCCGCTTGCCAGAGAGCAGATGCACGAGCGCGGTACTTGGGATCAGTCGGGATCACGTACTCGGGATACGAACTGTTGCCTTCCCCCACAATGGCAGTCGGCTTGTTGAACACACCAGGCTTAACCGGCATCGGGCCACCTTGCGCCAGTTGCGGCAGCGTGTTCAGCTTCAGGTTACCGGGAAGGTGAAGCCATCCCATTACCTTGTTCCAGAGGCCAACGATGCCCCGGTTGTATACGGTCCCAATGACAAAGTTGATCGGCTTCTTGGTATAGTCCTGAACCTTTACCCACGCCGATCGGATGGCGTTAGCACCGGAACCGAATGCCCTGCCGACCAACCCCATACCTTGCTTGATACGGCTGAAGTACCCATTGATCTTATTCCAGCCTGTAGAGATCGCGCCGGTTACGCCACTCCATACGTTTTTGGCGATCCCTAGCCAGATCTTGAATCCGGAACCGAGTAGCACGAGCCCCTTGCCAAGGAAGCTGAACACCGGCTTGAGTATGCGGTCCCACATGTATTTGCCACCGGCGGCAACCGCACGGAATGCGGCATCAACGATCTTCTTAAACGTGTCCGACTTCTTGTACGCGATGACTATAGCCGCAACCAATGCCGCAATCGCAATGATCACAATCGCAATCGGGTTGGCACTCATGACGGCATTCCATGCCAGCGTGACGACAGTCCAGATCTTTGTCATCGCGATAGCACCCTTTTGCACGGCCGTCATCGTGATAGTGCGCGCGGTGCTGAGCGCGGTTGCTACAGCCTGCCGACCGAACGCCAATGAGGCTGTGGCAGCCGCACGAGCCGCGCTCAGAGTCGCTGTGGCAGCCGTACGAGCACCGGCGGCCGAAGCGTTGAAGGCCGTACGGACCTTGCCCCCGATCGTCCCCAGTCGGCCACTGAACGCGCTTGAGGCAGCGTCCGCAGACCTGAAGCCGGACGTGAACCGGCCAATGCCCTGAGCCGTAGCCGCCAGCCCTCTACCGGCACCGACAATCCCCGAGATACCTGTCTTGACAGCACCAACGGCTACTGATCCAACCTTTGCCGCAATGCCGATACCGACCAGGGGGACGGCTGCCGCTGCTAGTCCGCCACCTGAAACCCCCGCTGTGGTGAACGCTTTAGACAGGTTCTCCATGACGGGAATGACTCGGTCAGCTATGACCGTAACCACATTCGTTTGGAGCGTGCGCTTGAATGACTCGAATCGGGCAGCCGCATTGTCCCCGAGCGCGGCATTCGCTTTGTCCGTAGCTCCCTTGAACGTGGTCATCTTCTTGGTTGCTTCTGAAGGGTCAAGCTTGAATAGCGCCGCTCCCAAGTCCTCAGCTTGCGTACCGAATAGCGCAGTAGCAATACGTGCCTGATCAGCAGGATTCTTAACCGCGCGTAGTTTGTCTAGGGTGAGGTCAAGCGCAGCGTTCGCCTTAGGTCCACCACCGGCGATATCTTTCTGCATCTTTGCACCGCTAAGCCCAAGGTTCTTGAATGCTCCGTTAGCCGCCTCACTATTCTCAATCGCGCGAATGCTGAATTCCTTGATCGCATCCGCCACAATGTCAGCGTCTCTCGCACCACCCTTGAGGCCCTGCTGAATAATGCCGGTAGCTTGCGCCGCATCAATGCCCATTTTACGGAACTGAGTTCCGTACTCGTTGAAGGTATCGAGTAGGTCATCGGACGCGTTGGCACCCCGTTGCGCACCAACTGTGAGGATGTCGAAAGCCTCTTCTGCGGACTTAGCCAGACCAGTACGCATGAGCTGAGAGACGGCCTTAGTCACGTCTCCGACATCCGCATTCATGACCTGGCCAACGGTGATAGCCCGCTGTGTCATCGCCTCAAGTGCGGAACTACTTTCATCCCGCATGCCGCCCATGTTTTGGATAACGGAAGTGATCGCCCCGTTGACCTCTTCCATGTTCTCGCCATAAGCACCCGAGAACAGCTTTCCAGCCACACCGCCGATGCGCTTTGACTCTTCTGCGGTCAGGCCCAACTGAGCCTGTAGCTTGCTACGTCCCGCACCAACGTCCAGTGCCGCAGTGAAGCCGTCCGAGAGAGCACCGGCAGCTTGCTCCCCTACGGCAGCGATGGCAACACCGGCGGCTACCTTCAGCGAGTCTTTCAGCCCTTCCCCGAACCGGCGGCCGGTCTCCTGTCCGAGCCCTTCAGGGTCTGATGATCTACGGGCAGCGTCTTGGAAGTCATCCCCGAACTGATTACCAGGACGCGTACCGGCACCCTGTAGCCCGCGCTCTGCTTCCCGCCGGAAGTCGGATGTGTCAGGACGGAGACGGATAAAGGCACTAGCGAGCGGGGTACCACTGGCCATTACCTCATCCCCTTAATCATGGCGATCACGATCTTTTCATTGCGCGTTTGCTCGGGACTGAGCGGCGCATTGAGTTCGTTAAGGAACTCGTCTATGTCCTCTTGCGTGTCCATGTCGTCTATTCGCATGGCGTACACAAGATTGCACGCTTGCCGGGGGGTTAGCCCAAGGATGCCAGTTTGCCGAGTTCCGACACCTTCACTAGCCCTGCCCGCTGTCCGGATGAGGTATCCGTCGTAGTACCCGACGTTGGCGGCGATTGCGGAGAGAAGTCGGATTGCGGCAGGGTAGGGTTTGCGGTCAGCAGTTCTGTCGTCTGCTGAATCACTTCCATGAGATCGTCGGTGTCCGCCTTGATCTCTTTGGAGTACCGGCGGAAGGCGTCCCATTCTTCCGGGTCGATACAGTCCATGAGCATCTCATAGATTGCCGCCATGGATGACATGTCGCTTGTGGACATGCCAGAGTTCGCATGAAACGCGAACTCGATAAGGGGCATGAGCCCCACACGATCAGCGATACGGAACTGCCTGCCTTCCTTGGCGGAGTCCGGCGCGTGCTCGTACCGGGTCCGTAGAGTGACCCGACGTGCCAGCGTCTTGCCGTCCGTGATGACGTTGACTCCGGCACCCATGGCCTGAAGCCGGATCGCCTCATTCTCTGCGATCTGTTCCGGGGTGCTCTCGGGAACCACTTCCCGAACACCGTTCCGGTAGTCGTCCGGCAGAAGCCTCAAGGCTTCCCTTGCATTGACCTGATCCATATCCGTCTCCCTAAGAGATACCCGTTCGCCGTACGAACGGGATGAACCACCCGAGCCCAACCGGCGATGCGCACGCCAGCCGGACTAGAGAACGTGCTAGCCGCGTGCGACTCCGGCGAACCATTGCCGGAACGGGGGAAGTCCAGACGGCTTCTCTGCCCGGTACTCAACCGGGATGGTTGCGTTTGCGGCACCCTTCTTGCGCGACATCTTGACGTCCCCGATTTGGAACGTCTGGAAGAGGATGAGTCGCTCAGTCGAGTCCTGGGATTCCCATCCGATCATGGCGCGCACTTCGGCCCCGACTTCCGGCGGGTCGTACTGAGTGAGCAGGGTAGCGCCCGCACCGGTCGGCGTGGTCGTACCGCCATTGAGAGCGCGCTTCAGGTTGGTTGCGTGCACCTGAGCCAGGTCGAACACAATGGAGATCTCACGACCAGTGCTCACGACAGCAACGGGGTCGTAGTACTCAGCCACTTCCACGTCATCGGTTGCGGGCTTGTACGAGAACTCCGTACCGTCTGCGGTTGCTCCGAAAAGCAGCCACGCGCCAGGCCACGTGTCCGTGAACTTGGATCCGGCGACTGTGTTGGTGGGGACCGTGCTAAGCAACGGTGCCCAGTAGAGAAAGCCCGGACCTAGCGCAATGGCGTCAATCGGGACTGTTACAGCTGGCATACCCTATTCCTTTCTTGCCGCCAAGCGGCACCATTTATCCGTCCTAGACGGATAGCCAGAAATCAGCGTCCACTAGATATCGGAACTCTTCTCGTGTGGTCAGATGATCGTCTAGGGGTAGCGGACCGGTTATGTTGTCCACTACCAGGATCTTGTAATCCCCGGCTTGTTCAGGTGCGCCCTTCAGGGATTCCAGCACGTTCGCGTAAGCCACAGCGGCAGCGCTGGCTACCTGCTTTGTCCGGCCGTGAATCGTGGCCGAGATCCTTGCTCGGCCTACTGATCTCTCAGCTGTCAAGTCAATGGGGGTGCCAACGGCGATGATGAATGCGTAGCATCCTTCAGAACGCGAGTGCTTCAGCAATGCCCCACGCGTCAAGGGTCGATTAGGCCCGGACAGATCAGTCCTGTTACTAATCCATCTGGACACAATGCCTTCAACGTCAAGGGCCATGTCACATCGCCCTAATGTCGTCAAGGGCTGGACGTAGATGGGGCTGTGCTTGCGTGCCAGGGTGGTGTACTTCCCTGCCGAACACTTGCCCCGTCTTCCTGTTGCGGAGCGGGTACGGGCCATGTGAGCGGATGATGTGAGCAGCCGTACCGACTTCCACACCCCACATGTACGGATATCCGTTCGGAGTCGTGGCCGGTGAACTGATATCGACAAACAGACCCTCTGAGTCTGTGCCTATCTGCCAGCCGATTTGCGAACGGCCGTAACCGGATGGCCTGCCGTTCGATCCGTCCGGCGACGTGGGAGCGCGGCGCTTGGCACCTTGGGCACCGACTTCCCCACATCTGGCCAGATGCCTACCAACCGGCCCGTGTACCGAGTTGAGTACGACGTTGAACACGGGGTCATCCCAGATGATCCGGCCGCCGGTAGCCATCACGTCACCTGTTCAGGGTGTGCATGCTCTAGCCGCCACAGAATGCCCTGAATCGTCGCCAGAGCCTCTGTCGCGTCCGGGGTCATGTGCTCGTACACGTCCGGGGTCAACAGGGTACAGAAGCGCGCTAGGGCGGCTGCCAGCCCTAGTACAGGTTCCATGTCCACAAGCCATACCTTGACCTCACTCGGTACAGCTTGCCCCTGAAGATCTTCCGGCCGATGCACGGTTATTCGTCCTTCGCGCTCGTGGTGCTCTTGCGTGCCGTTGACTTGGCGGCAACGGGCTGATCAGGAACGGGTACGACGGCTGAGTCCTGAAGGCGGGCAGGGATCTCGCCACGCTTGAGAACCGGCGTCTCGTCTTCGCTCGCATGATCCCCTTCCGGGTTGTAGAGATCCTTGTGGATGACAAGACCGGCGTCCAGCCAGCCGTACTCTTCCACCGTTTCCTCCGGCACCGGATCCCCGGTGTGGAACGCCGTTACCGTCCCGGTGTAGATCTCTTCCAGGGCCACGTACGCGTACGCGTCTTCTGCCCGATGGCTGTTCATTAGATGTCCGTCCTATCTCCGTACCACACTGGTTCAGGGAATGCCCAGTTCGGGCTATGGCTTTCGGTGCCGGACCCTTCTTGGTCGGCTGCCTCTTTGAACAAACCCCATTCGTACAGAGCCCGTTCATTCAAGTCACGGTAGTAATTCGCATCGGCATTGCGCTCGGGATAGGCAAGCTCAATATCGGCAGCCGCTCGCCACATCGCAGCATTCTTAGCCGCCGGTTCTAGTGCCACGCTGATAGCGACTGGGATAGCCAGGACCACATCAGCAACCGCATGATCAATGATCGGTTGAGCTTGCTCCGCTGTGGGACGCGTGTCCGCTGTGAACGTATTCACGTAGTCATCGGTACCCGGAAGGTTGACGTTCACCGTTCGGGTAGGGATGCATCCCGCTACGTCCACAAGGCTCGGTGCCCACGCTGGCATTGGCTAGACCTCGGTCCCCGTTACTCCGGCGCAGTCCGACCACACCGAATTGATCACGAATTGGATTTCGCCGTCATCACTGGCCGGACTGATGACAGGGTTCGTGATAGCTGCCCACACGAACATGCGCTGAAGGTCTTCCGCCGGAGTGCCTACCCCGCCGGTCGTGATCATCTTGGTTGCCAGAATTTGCCGCTTGTTGAACTCGCCGGATGTCATGACACCCTGAGCCTCACCCTGAACAGCCACAGCGGCAATCATCGTGGCGACATGGACCCGCTTACGGAAAAGCGAGTCCTGCACATACGAGTACTGTTCCTGGAAGGTCACGCCAGCCCCGGAACGATGAAGGCCGCACAGAGTTGGGTCGTGATCGCGCCAGAGTAGGTGACTGCGATCAGCCCCTTATTCACCCCGCCTTGATCGAACCGGCCATCGTTCTTGACCAGCACCCTCTGTTCGTCGGTGGCTGCCAGGACGATTGTCGGATTCTTGTCATCGCCGTAGTTGCTCGGGACTACCGAGTCAATGGTGACGGTGATCACCGTACCAACGGTCTTGAAAACCAGTACGGTTCCCAGTCCACCAAGAGGGAACGTATCCCCGCCGGTAGTGCACGCGGCGAAACCGGATGACTGGCCTACGCCGGTCAGTCCGGTGAATGCATTGTTCAGCACCGTAACAACGGGTGCCGGTTGAAGTGCCATGAACCTATCTCCTTTCTTCTAAGGGGTGACCCGGTACCGCAACGAGTGACTAGACGGAAGCCTTATCACTGGCGCATATCGCGATACCGGACCAGGTGCTACCCCTTGAATCGGTCCATGAGCGCCGTCTTGGACATGTTGTCTGCCTCGCTCCGAGTGAGCCGCTTGGCGTTCCGCTCGTCAGAGGCATAGGCGACCCATGCCTCTTTGCTGTCCCCCGGTGCGGGCTTCAGAAGCAAGTCATCTTCATCGGGCGTGACCGCGTCGGCAGGCTCGGGAACTTCCACCGTTTCCCGAGCCACGACAGCACCGATGTTCATGAGCACTCCGAGTTGTCCGGCGTCCACACCATCGGGTACGTAATCGCCCCGATTGAGAATGGTTGCGGTACCGTCCGCGTCGAACACGTTCATCTTGGTCCATACGACCTGGTGAACCATTGCCATGGTCGGTGCCCCTTACGCGAGACCGGTACCGGTGATGACACATCCGGCACCTGGTTCCAGCACTACAGGCACAACGGGACGCCTTCCCCGCACGAGCCATTGGTCGTTGGCGTCCGGGTCGCGTCGAGTCCACGACTCGACACCGTTCGCCGGATCACCGTTGTACTCCGGCGATTCGATGTTCTCGTAAGCCAGGCCACCGAGCATCGTGGAATCCAGCACGATTGCCTTGACACCAACGGGCATGTTGTTTGTCGCGAGAGGGATCAGTCCGGCGATCGAAAGGAACTCGCCGGTTTCGGTCGGGGTGCTGCCGCGTGACTCACGTGTCATTCCCGCCAAGAGGTTTCTGTCGGCCACGATGCGCGCGTAACCTTCATCGGTCGTGATCAGGTAATCGGGCTCGTACCCCTGATCGAGTGCAACGATCTTCGCGACGGCAAGCTCAATGTCGAGAAGGATGTTCGCCGTTGCCGTAGTCGGCCACGTCGCGACGGCAGCCTGAGTTGCCGTGACGGCTGCCGCAATGGCAGCCAGACCGAGCGAGTCAACCTGACGAATCAGGTAGTTGGTCACCTTCAGGAGGGACTTGTTCACAGCGGTCAGCCCGAACCGCGTGATGTGCTCGTCTGTGATGGGGACGTCCTGCCCCCACTTGGTCACAGAGGCCAGGGCCGCCGGTCCCGGTGCCGCACTGGCACGCGGGTACTCAGAACCGGCGTTGACGGCTTCAGGGGCTCGGCTGGTGTACTGGGATTCGCTCTGCTCATAGAGCAGCGAACCGCCCTGAACCTGGAACCGGCCGGACAGTACGACATCCGCAATGAAGCGGTTGAGCGCCAGATCCCGAATGCGTCGCTGAACCTGAGCCGGAGCATTCAGGAAACGACTGATCGTGATGTTGTCGCCGGTGATCGTCGGCGCTGCCGGTGGGTAAACGTGCGGCATATCCGTATTCCTTTCTGTTCCGTTTTACCGGAACGGTTACCGCATCGCCTTCCAGCGGCACAGTCCAGTGTCGGCAGCCGTCGTGAGAGCGATGCCGATCATGGTTCCGAAGACCTGAGCGCCGATCGTGGCAATGGTGCCGGAAACAGCACCAACCGTGACCAGATCTCCGGCCGTGATTGCACCGGCGGCAACGCTCTCGTGAACGGCACCAACGGCACCGATCACCGTGACCTTTGCGCCGGATGCCGCATCGTGCGCGGCAACCCCGACGTACTTGGATGCGCTCGCCGTGATCGCCGGTGCTACGGTGCCAACGCCGGAGTTGGCCAGCGTGTTGCCGCCCACGATCGTTGCCGATGCTTGCTGAGTGAACTCATGTCCGGGGTTGTGAATCGGGACGTAGTCAGCCATGACCTAGCCCGCCTTCCTGCTGTCCGGGAACAGCGCGTAGTAGGTCTGATCTTCCTGATACGTGTCCGTACCGGGGAAGCCGGACGCCTGAAGGGGAACCAGGTTCGGGCTCAGGCTGGCGATCGTGGCTTCCGTGCCGTCCGGGTCCGCGTCGTACAGACGCTCCCATTCCTCCTTACGCGCCGGAGCGAACTTGCCGAGTTCCAGCGCCCTGGCGATCGTCTGATCGCGTCGGCTGGTCTGCATCATCTTGTACGCCGCTTCGCCGCGCGCTGCCTGGCGCTGAAGTTCCGTCACGACCGACGTGTCCAGAACCATGACACCGGGCGTACCGGCTGCCACAGCGGCAGGAATGACGGCCGGAGTCGGATCCGGCGCTGGCTCGGTCGGGGCTGGCGTGATGTTGAGCGCGGTGAGGGCGGCTGCCGTCACGTCCGCGTCTGAAGCGTCGGCAGCGAGACCGAGAGCTTCCCTAAGCTTGACCGGATCCATTCCGGTACCGTCCTTTCTTGTTACCGTGCTTGCCGCGTGCACTCGGTTGATAGCAGCAACCGGCGGGATGTCCGTAGCCGTCTGCTGTACCGGGGGAATGCTCGCTCGGGATTCATCCCGAGATGCGTACACGAGTCGTCCGGCGGATGCCGCAACGGCTGGTGTGTCCACATATTCGATCTCAACCCCGACCGGTTCGCCGAACACGGCAGCCCCGTCTGAGATCGTGATCGGAATCCTTGCGTACTCGCCAGTTGCCTCATCAACGGTGATGAGTTGAGGGGGATCAAGTTCGAACTCTTTGATCCACACCGTGTAACCGGCCGTGTCGTAGAACTGTCGACGGACATCTTCCGTCGTGACTCCGGCCGCTACCTCTCTCGGATTCGGATTGGGCATCGTGGCTTCCTTCGCGTGGATGACTACCGAGAATCCCATACCAGGATTCTTACTAGATGCCGTTACTCCGTACAGACTAGCGACGCTCTGAAGGGAATCCAGAGTGCCGATAGCAGGAGGTACTACCCCGAGTAGAGCAACGGCTGTGATGACGAACGGGTGAAGGTGCCCCAACTGACAGATGAAGTCGAATGAGGCTTCCATTGACCGGTCGGGGTACGCGCTCGGAATCACGGGACCGAGCCAACCGGGCATGCCCAGATAATCACCAACGATTGTGTTGCCGTCATCGGCAGTGCCCATGTTGCCGACATAGCCAAGTGCCGGTTCACCATCCCAGCGCTTTTTCTTTTCACTGGGCATGGGCTCGTCATGGCCCAACTTGAGTACCGGATTGCGTATGGCCGGACAGTCGAGAGCGGCAACGGCCATTGAAAAGTCATCTACCGTAAGCGTGACACGGCCCGTGCTCGCATCCCATTGACCGGTCTGTGCGATCTCCACATTAGGGATGTTGGACAACGGAGGCATGGTCACTGACTCAATGGTGTTGTTAGTCATCCCACACCGCCACGACAATACCCCGACAACGCAAACGACCTAGGCATTCGGTGTACCCGCCGGATACGTACGCCTGTTCGGCAGCCGCCATGTCCTCGAATTGTTCTCCGTCGATCTCTCGGCAGTTCTTGCACGTGGCCGTGTCGAGTACCTCGCTGGCAAAGTACTTAGCCGGGGGTGCCGCAGTCATTACCGCTTGGCGACCATGGTTCTGTGCCGCGCTGACCGCACTGCCCAACTGATCCTTGAGGTAGCTGTCACTCAGTGATCGCATGTGGTCGTCAACCTGATCGGCTACATCTGAGCCGGACTGACCAGGTGCCCAGACCCTTAGAGCCTCACGACCGGCAGCACCGGCCAGCCCTGCCGCAATGATGGTCGCCACAGCGGCGGCAACAGACGTCAGTCGGGTTTCGTCAATCTCTTCACCCGAGACGCTGACACCTTGTTTGCTCGCCTCATCCTTCATCTCGGTAGCGGCATCCCTGGCCATGGCCAGCATCGCCGTAGCGAGCATCTCAGCCGCATCTGTGCTATCTACAGCCAGCGCGGCTAGCCCATCAATCGAGTCATCATCAACGGCTGCCGCTATCTGATCCGTGATCTCCTGCCGCTGGGTACGCGAGATCTTTGACCAGTTCTTCAGCAGGTCGGTTACCGTGTCGGTCCATGCCTGGTCAAGGCTCTCGGGGTCTACCTGGCTGGCTGCCTCAACCGTGGTCAGCGCCCGCCGGTCAGGGACTGCCGCTGTGGCCAGCCTGGCGCGTCGCTGCCGTCTGGTCGCTACCGGCGTGGGCTCAGGGCCGATCATCGAACCTGGCTGACCCGGCATGCCCGGCATGGGCTCGGGGTCCGGCAGCGCCGGTGCTGGCGTGGGCTCGGGGTCATCGGGCTTCTCTGGCAGCGTGAACCGCTCTCGGACCCATGCCTCAAGTTCGGGGTCGGGTGTGAGCGCGCCGGACGCCAAGAGAGAGTTGATCGCTTCTGCGGTGACTTCCGGTCGTGAACCTGCGTCACCGATCACGACACGCGGCACGTTCTCTTTCTCGCCAAAGTTGTAGTCAACCATTTGGGTAACGAGTCCGGTAAGGACCGTGCCCATCTCTCGGCCAACGGCATTGAGAGACGTCAACATGAGATTGACGAACGTATCCCCGAGAGCACGGCTGCCGTTCGGGCTGGCGTCCAAATTGAGCACCGATGCCAGCGCCATTTGCGCCATCTGGCTATCTAGATACCTGATGAATGCCAACGTGTCCGGGACGCTGCCGGTAATGCCGGTCAGGTTGAACTTGAATCCGTTCGGCATGCCAGCGCCGGACTGGTCCCCGACTCGTGCCGCTGTGGCGAGTAGAGTTGCCTGTTCGATCTGTTCGCCGGTTGCCCCGACCGGTGCCTCAACATTGGGCACCCCCATACCGAACCTGCGGCTAGATGTTGCCAGCACGCGCCACATCTCGTGCTTGATCAGCCATGCCCCGTATGCTGATCGCAGCATTGACCTACCTTGGTACGCGGCACCCTCTCTGTTGTGCGCGTACCAAACCAGGTTTTTAATCGGGATAGGGGACGTGCCCCCGTACTGAAGGATGCCGGACATCTTGCCGGAGTCGTCAAGCAAAATGTCAGTGATCGTTGACGGCATGCGCTCTGCGAGTTCGGCCAACCGGGCCTGCCCATTGATAATCTCGTACCGTTGGGCAAACGCCATATGCCCGAACACCAGGTTCAGAAGGGCCACGCGGAAGTGATCGTCAAAGTCCACACCCCGACGCCTAGCCGGACCCGGCTTAGTCTGCGTGCCGAGAATGGACAGACCCAGATCATCCGCCACCATTGCCACGACTTCCGACCTACAGCCAGCCGGGTCTAGATGCTTGGGTGCTTGCATGAGCGGCAGCACATACGCATTGAGAACCGCAGTCAGTTGCGGGTCGTTGCGCATCTTCCCGTATGTCTGGATAGACATGGGGTACATCAGGTCAGGGACCGTTTCGAGTGCTTCAGTCAGCGCCGCTGTCCATCCAAGATACTCGCTCATATAACCCTGAGCGGTTCTCGGAGGATTCAACGTAGCCAACTGTTCACCACCTATTAATATCGCAGTGCCTCGAAATCAGTGCCATTAGCACGCGTGCCTGTTGCCTCTTGGAATGCCGTCTCAACTGCTCCGGCAGTGTGGGACTTGACTACCCGACTAGCTGACTGAGCGTCAACTTGTCTGAGATATTCCGTTGCAACAACTCTCGCAGCGTAACTTACCACGTCAACGCAGTCGTCATGCGCAGCGTTGGGGAATGACACGAGTTCGGCAACCCACACACCTACATCGTTGTAGCTCAACTCATTGGGAAGCCATAGCCGACCGTTCTCCGAGCGGACCTGAGCGGGAATCGACCGAGTGATCTTATCGGTATCCGCCTTCAGTTCCTTGACTGGCACACCGGCTTTAGCTGCCTCATAAACCATCGTGGTTCCGAACATCCGGGATTCGACATAGACCACGTCACAATCCCATTGCTGCTTTAGCGGTCGCACTAGAGACCAGTGATCGGTTTCTTCAATGCGTGCTCGTGCACCACCTAGCAGAATCAGATCACCCTCATTGCTGATCGCCCATGCTCCGGCAACGGTGTAGTCCGCAGACGTCTTGGTGCTCGCTGCCAGGTCTACCGTCACAAAGCGCCATGTGTCGTCCAGCCAGACAATCCGGCCGCCCAAGTCCAACCGGGCACCGTGCATCCGGCCGTGTCTTGTGGAGTCGCTGGGAGCCGCAGACCAGTACCTCATGTGTGCGCGCTTGAACAGCCCACCGGCCGCCGGTGTTGGGGTGCCCTGGTAGAGGGCATTCCAGATGTAACTACCTACGTTCTTCTTGATCCGAGCCCAGCGCCGATTGCCCCGAGCACTGGTCATGTACTCGCCAGGTTGCCGCCCTAGGGGATCATCATAGGAAGTCGCACATGCCGGGATGTTGACCACTCGCCATTGACCAGGCTCGTTGACCTGAAGCCATCCCGCTAGATCATCCTCATGCCATCTGGTTTGAATGATGATGATCTTAGTCGTTGGTGCTAGTCGAGTCGTGGCAACCGCTCGCCAGAAGTCTTTGAGTCGCTGGCGATACACCGGTGAATGAGCTTCCTTCAGGTTCTTGATCGGGTCATCAATGATCAGAATATCGACTGGCTTACCGATAAGCGAACCGGCAATTCCCGTGCAATAGACCGAGCCCTTATGCCCCTTGATATTCCAGCGTCCGGCCGCCTTACTGTCCGGCCGCAATGTCAAGCCTAGATCAGTGGCATGGTTAACCCCGTCGAATTGCTCCACATCTAGCTTGATATCCCCGCCGAACCTACGTGCCATCTCGTCTGTGTACGAAACGATCGCAATACGTAGGTCAGGGTTGTGCGTCAATAGCCACTCGGGGAAACGATGCGAGCACCGTACCGACTTACCCTCTTGAGGGGGCATGCTTAGGATCAGCCGGTCCCGGTTGGGGTTGTCGATCAGCTCGACTAGCTCACGATCAATGCACCGCAATGCCGGAGTCTGTACCGTGCTCGGGTCCAATGCGCATGCCAGGTCACCAGGTGTTGCCCACTTACGCGGCTTAGGTGGTGGTGGTGGTTCGAACCGCTTGATCAGGGCTTCAGCGATTCCCTGTACCGCTGTGGGCATGGCTACCCCCTAAGGACAGACGTCCCCTTCAGGGTCGCATAGTGGCGATTCGGTATCGGTCACGAATGAGGTACCTGGATCGTTGTTTGCTTCCATAAGGATCCGGATACCGATGATGTCAATCGCCACCAGATGCGCAGCGAAGAACAGCAGGAATAGGCACACGATCACACCTTGAGTCCGTGTCATCAGCCGCGCTCATTCGCGAACAGGTGTGCCCACGTGATCGGACCAACAATGCCGTCATCCATGAGCCCGTTGCGGTCCTGATACCACATGACGGCCTTCTCGGTCTTGGTTCCGAAATCGCCATCGGCCATGAGCTTAGGTGAGTACCCGAGTCCGTTGATCTTGCCTTGCACCTTCTTGACGCCGGTTGAGTTCTCCCAACCCTTGCGCATGAGGGTACCGGCCGCGTACGGCCATTTGGCACCGAGAGGGATCACGACCGGCGTCTCTTTGTCGTACATGCCTTTGCCGAATCCGGCGATCACATCAGCACCCCGGACACGCAGAAGGACCGAGCCTTCCCCGCCACCCGTGTTGCCTTCAATGGTGATGACTCGGCCATCACTTAGGTTCTTCTTGACGAATGCCACATGATCGACCGCAGGGCGATCGTTGGTGCCAGACCAGTCGAACAGGATCGGATCACCTGGTTCGGCATGCGCTTTGATATTCGCGACCGTGCCGGAATACCACTTACCGGCCATTGCCCAGTCATCGGCATACCAGGGGGTGTACGCACGGTCGCCAGCCGGAGCAAGAGCCTTGAATGCTCCGGCGTGATGTGCTACCCACATGATGAACATCAGGCACCATGCCGCCATGCGGAACTCGGACCCGTGCACAGCCGCGTACTCAGTCGCGTACTTGTTGGGCCTGCCGGACACCCCTACCTGAGCCTGAGCCAGGTTGAGAACCGCGCTCGCAGTGTTGGGCATGTCAGTCCCCCACGTGACTTGAAAAGGTCCCGGTGACCGGATCGTAGCCATACAGCTTGCCCAGTACGGCCATCTCGTCAGGCTCGGTCGGTCCCCAGTCGTGGCGATCTACCTCGGACATCTGCGCTGGCGTGGGCTCGGTCGGCTGGCTCATGGTCACAGACTAGCCGCTCAGTCAGCTATCCAGATACGTTGACCAATGGTCAAGGCCAATGATCTACCAGACTGGCAGCAACTAGCAGGAACTGGCAGCAAAGAGCCCCGAGCGACTCCCAGCACTCGGGGCTCTTTACGGTCCGGCTGGCGAACTCACATACCGGCCGCGCTCATGCTACTCGGTTGACTTACTCAGTTGGTCCATGACGTACCGGAAGTACGCCAGGCCCATTGCGTCGGCTGACTTGGCTGACCAGCTACGGGGCTCTTGCGTGAGCCAGTCGCGGTATCCGCGCGCCGCCTCTTCAACTGGTTCCAGCATTTCCCGCACAGTGGCACATGCCATTGCCAGACCATGAGCGATGCTCTCGGGGTCATCCATTGATCAGCCCAGCGATCACGCTGATTACCCAGATACCCACAATGTAAGTGGCGCATTGGGCATACCAGGGACTAGCGCGGAAGGCGTCCCACATGAAAACTACCGAGACCTTTACCTCGGTAGCCTGTTCGCGAATCACGTTCTTATTCATCCTATTATCACCACCGTAAGCGGATAGTAATCCCTCGACACTTGAGGTACTCGGACAGTCGAATAGTCATTCGGATAGTGCATGAACTCGAAATCAGGTATCTGATGGATGGCCGTAGCCGCACCGGGAAGCAGGATGTTCCTACCATCCTTATTCCAGACCTGAACCATGCACCACCCTTTGATCTCGTGCCTGATCTCGTGATGGAACTTGCTATCCAGGAAGTCATCTCGACTGGGAATGGTCACGACCAAGCGCTGTGTCACGGCTGGCGTCCCTCTGCTTCTGCCTCTCGCTCGTCTTCCACAGCGGCACGAGCCGCAACCCACTCGCAGATCACGGCGATATCAGGGGCTCGGAGCGTGGCCCGGTGTGTGATCGTGTCAGCCCAGTCCTCATCTACATCAATCGACGCCTTGACCTTGTACACGGTCTCGGCCCGGTTGAGCTGATCGAACTTGACCATGGTGTCCATGATCTCAATCAGTGCCGCAAAGCTGACCTGAGTCAACCGCGTGTCTAGGGTGCCGTCCCCGCTCTCACCCTTGTGCGTGATCTTTACCGGATACCGGTCATCCACCAAGACCAGCCCCGTACGCACGCCGGTTCTCATCCATGTACCTATCCCGGACAGTAGCCCGCGCGTACCTGATCGCGTCGGCATAGTCGCTGGCATAGTCCGGCCGGATGTCCTGCTCTCGGTACTCGGCCGGACTGTAGTAACTGGCCTGTTCGTCTCTGAGCCAGTCCGTGAACGGCTGCCGATCCGAGCGCGGGTACTGGTGAGGGTACGGCTGCCAGTCGGTGTCAGCGTCGCTCTCAGGGATGGGGCCGGTGAATACGACGCCTTGAATGATCCCGTCTGTGATCTCTCGTGGCTCGGTCACTTGTCCCCATCTCCGTACACCTTTGGCGGAACCTGGCTGATCCCGTATCCCCCGTACATCAGTCGGGGCTTGATCGGGATCCGGCGCTTGCGCTTGCTCGGGTAGCCAGCCCCGATCACCTGGTGTGCATCTGCCCGGTTCTCTTTGTGCCGGATCCGGCGACGTTGTGCCGGAGTCAGCGGCCCTTGCCAGAAGGGATCACCATCCGGCGAATTCTGCCCCATGTAGTTGACGATTCGCTTGGACTTGGGTAGCGCTGTGGCTGTGCTCATGGTCTTCCACCGATCACTAGGGATAGGTCATCGCCTATTCGAATACGTACAACGTCTTTACGGTCCGGCGAGTTGACCACGGTACGGGCCACACGTGCGGCCTTCTCTATCGTGATGTTCGCCTTGCCCAGCCGCACCATGATCATGACCACGCGAGTCTCTGACTCCGGCCAGTTCCTTTCACGTGGGTTGGACGTGTCAGGATGCACGTACCCCATGCGTACCCAATAATCAATCTGCCTGTGAGTGCAGCCGCTCATGCGCATCACGTCATTCGTGGTCACTGACGCTGCGTTGAACTGTGACCTTCTCATACTGCGGTACCGCCATCCGGCCAATGCATCGGCCCGTATATCACGCGGGTCACTGCGAAGTGATACCCAGTTTGATCGTCAGGGTTAACGGTAGGCACTTCGCCCTTCTTGTGCGCTATCCATACCGTGTTGCAACCCTCTCGGCATGAATCGCACAGCAGATCTTCAGCCGTCATGTCAGCGATACATCGGGTGCCAAGCTTCTTGCACTGGCATCGGGTCTCGTGCTGCCTCATGGCGTCTCAGTCTCCCCCGTGATGACTCGGAGTTCCCTTACCACAGCGGCAGGAACGGCCAGCCTCTGAGTCTCTGTGAGGTCCAACGAATCAAGTACGCGTTCAATGACGAGCGCGAACGTGTCGGCTGTTTGCTCGAATACGTTCACCATCCGCTCACTGACTCCGGCCGCTATGGCATCCCGGCATAGCTCCCGATAGTGGCGACGCTCCCATTGGTAGATGGATAGCCAGACGCTCGGGGCTGCCTTGTACTTACCTGAGCGCGAAAGGATGACCGTCTGGCCGTCGCTGTCCCGGATCTCAGGTTCGATGATCTCTTCAGCCATCCCCCACACGAGATCTTCCGCGTCCATGCCCCCGATGATGTGCCTGAGCCATGCAACCACCCCTGCCTGGTTCTGTACCTCTTCCAGAAGGGCTCTACCCGGATCTATGTCTCTCGGCAGCCCGTACGTTCGTGCGGCCTTCTGAGCCTTGCTCATGGTCGCTGACTTGATAGCGTTCGGGGTATTGCCGCCATGAAGTCGGCAGGGTCCTTCCCCCACATGAGCGGTACCCCAACCAAGTACCTGGTGGCATGCTCGCCGGACACCTTCCGGTGTGAACGCGCTCTCTTGACGCGGTGAACGTCGCCGGTGACAGTGACCTTGATCGGTGCACCCTTCCAGGTCAACCGAACCATCATCGGGTGCACGCACGGGTGGTGTGGTCATCGGCTTTCTCGCCGTACCTCTCGGTGCAACACCTTGCGATATCCGCAACCCTGATCGCTGCCAGGGAAGCCGGTGCACTCGACTCCAACGGTATCGGGCTCTTGTCCTTCTCGCATGGGTGCCATAGCCATACGGCTGCCGCAGTCGGGGCACTCTTTCGAATGCGTCTCGAATGCCATCTCTTGTGAGCCGTCTAGCCGCTCAGTCGAGTACTGATTCTCGTACGGCTCAGGAATGAGTGCCCCGTAAAAGTCATTGGGAGTTTCCACGCGATGACACACGTAATCGCATGCCTCGCAGTACAGATCGTAGGTGTCTCGTGTGAGCATGGTCACCGTACGGGCACTGAGCCGCGTACCGCATTCGGGGCAGTTGAGGGCGGCTACCGACACACCTTCAGTGACTTGCCCATTGTGCTCGTCTACCGGCATCGGGTCTACGGCACTGTAGATAGGTGCCGCTTTAGTGATCCCGAGCCCGTATCCGGTCTCCCTAAGGGCCTGCCGTTCGATCGGTCCCGGTAGCGTGCTCACGTTGGATGTCGGGTACCGATGCCCCATCTCCGGCAGCGTGGGACGGCTCTGAGCGGCTTCCAACGCCCTTGCATAGCGCATGCTCAACTCTTCCGCCTCTTCTGCCCTGGCAATAGCACCGTGGTACAGCAAGATCAGTTCTCGTACGCCGCGCTCTCCGGCTCGATCGACCAACGGAACCGTAAGCGCGTTGACCTCATCTAGACACTTATCGTGCCTCTGAATCGTGAGCTTGAATGACCACAGCTTCATCGTTCTCCCTTTCCGTTTGGGGGTCCGGCACATGCTGACAGTCGCACCATGTACCGCCTGGACATTTATCGTGCGCTTTGATCGTACAGTTACGGCAGATCATTCTGTGTTGCCGTTAGCTTTATCCCACACTCTTTGTATGTGGTCAGCCGCATTAGTCATCCACTTTGAGTCGTCGTAAAACGTCCAGTCAAGCATACTCGATATGCGGACTAGCCTTTGCTCTGTGCTTGCCCCGCTTATCCAGCTAAATAGCTCCACTAGATACACGCCGGTAACGGGCTCGGCAACTACTACGCCTTGCCACGTGTTCGTGGAATTACCCAGGAAGTAGCTACCCACAAGACTCTTGGGATCGCTAGCGATCTCTTCAGAATCACTTATCTCGAATAGATCCGTACGTGCTTTCATGAGAAGGGCCATTCCCATACGGTCCACCAGCCGAACACCAGGTGCCCGGTTAGCCAGACCAGGAAGACCAGGAGAACGGCCCGTAGGGACCACATCAGGATCGTAGGGCGTTCGTCCATGACGCGGAACCAGCGCCATACGTTTTCCGAGAACGTGTCACCCCGCCGGTTCGTGATGAGGCCGTAGATCTCCAGCGACAGAAACATCACGAGCCAGGCCAGCCAGATACCCGTCATGATGTTCATTAGATATCGCCGTACACCTTTCCATCACGAATGTAGTCCGCGTATAGGACTGCCTGAGTCATGATGTCGTGGTACGACCAGGGGTCCTCTCCGCTCATGCTCTCTTGGTGGGCAGTCGCCACAGCGGCAGACAGAGCCTGAGCCCTGATCGTCTGCTCTTGCCGACCAGCTTTGAAGTCGGAAGTGCCGTTGCTCTGTGGGGCTTGTGGCTGGACAGATACCAACGGCTCGTACGCGTGCTCGTGCATCATGATCCCTTCATGGATCTTTGACTTGTGGTCATTCTAGGCCCATACTTTGACACATGGACAGGTTGACGCTGGAACAGTTCGGGGCTCAGGTAAGGATCTCTGAGTCGTACGCTTGCTATGTCAAGAATGGACGCCGGTTGCCGTCCGGTGATTTGCTCGTGCGCATCATCCTTGCATTCGAGCTGGAACCTGTCCCCGCAATGAAGGCTTACCAGGATGGCCGAGAGGCATTCGGGAAGTTCATTCGGGAAACCGTGTTCGTATCCGAGCCCGAACCGGTGCCCGGTGAACAAGTCACCGTTCCCGCTGCCTGAACAGGCCAACAGCCCACACAGCTCCCCCGTGCTGTGTGGGCTGTTCTGTGCCCGGACTGTTATCACTGCCGGTTGTCCAGGTCGTAATCGGTCATACGTCCATCGTGCTCGGTAATGCGCTTCTCTCGGTCCGCGTCCATTGTGGCCTTCAGGTCCCGTAGTACGAACCTGGATACCTTGCCGACATCCACGCCGATAGGGAAGCCCGTACGATCTAGCCGATAGTTGTTGGTCTCTACCAGCTTGCCGACTGCTTCCAGTGCGGCAGCGTCGCTCTCAGCCCCGTACACGCGGAACGTGACGGTTACCTCTCGCACGAGTCCATCGGTCATCGCTTTGCCATCGCTCGGTAGAGGGGAGTTGTCTTGATCCAATCACGGGGGTTCATTTCCATGAGCCGGAGCACATCCCCGAGCGTTGACGAGTCATCCCCCAACAGGATGTCTTCATTCGCGCTGGATTCGCACACCCCGATCAGCCCAACCGCCTTGTCACTGAGCCACCTGAGAGCGAGTGACTTGTGATCGGGAGTCATGCCCTCAATGGACACGAGCCCTTCCCGTGGCGAGTACCACATCTCGCCTTGTGCCAGATAAGCACGCACGTCAAGTTTGATCATCCGAGCCAGCCCCTACCGTCGTTGTCATCGCGCGGGGGGTTGTCGAGTAGCCGCCGGAGACGCTCAGCCAGCCCCTTACCCTTGCTCCGATACGAGCACGTACCGGCGCTATCAATCGCGTCTGCCATGGCTTGTACTGTCATCTGAGCCCCGTCCGGGGGCATGATGACGTCCACCACACATAGCCGGTGATCGGGAATGGCGTCATCCTCTTCCATCGGATCATCATCAGGTAGAACCATGTGACCGAGAAACCGCAGTTCCAACATGTAGCGATCCGTACCGGGAATGCACAGATGCCGGGATACCACACCGTGAAAGCACATCTGTACGAGCGGGGCGTAATCCGGGTCCATCATGAGTTCAATTTGCTCGGGTGATAGCACGCTGTTCCCTTTCACGTTGACCAGGCCCCATGCCCTAGTGCCACCATAGAACACGGGGCCTGGAAGTCTAGTTCTTATGGGTCGTGTTGCCGGATGGTGAACGCCGGTCGATCGGGGCTGGCGTGCTCGGTCGGGGGCGTACCTGAATCTGTACCTGCTTTGCCATGATCAGTACCCGATCGTATTGGCGAACTGCGAGGTTTCCGAGCGGGGTGCCTTGTGCACCGGCCACTTCATCATGATTTCACGTGCCCCGTTAACCGTGACGTTTTCCCATTCGGAGACGTCAGTCTTGACGTACCCGTTACGGGTGTCCCACGATGCCGTCTTGGCGACCCATGTCAGATGGAACTGTACGGCCGGAACCATCTCGCCGGTGGGAGTCCATCCCCGTTCACGTCCGATAAGGATCCGGATATACGGAACTCCGTTTCCATTCTTCCGAACCAGCTCGCCAATCGGGGGCATGCCGTCATCGCATCCCCAACCCCGATCAGCCGCGTAGGCCATGAGTTCCTTGGCGACACGGGGGTACTTCAGCCAGCGTTCGCTAGACCAGATCTCGACTTCCCCGCCGGTCGTCCGCGTGCTGCCGGTCGTGATCACACTGGCGCTCGCCATCATTGGATTGATGTCGGCCATCTCTTGATCCTTTCCTTGGGATCTGTGTTCGATACCCAGTCTGTACCCTGTTTGACCAGGGGTCAAGCCAAGTGAGCGACTACCCGAAAGATTTCGACTACGCATCCAGGTACGTCCATGGCCGGTGTTCCGTCCGCGTGCCAGCCGCCCTCATACGCCTTGCTCGTGATGGATGAAACGATCAGTGCGTCATCTCGCCAGAGTCCGGCACCGGTGATCGCGTCCTGAGTCGGCTTCACCAGATTGTCAAGATCAGGTTTCACGGTCGGGTACGGCCGGACCCGTGGCGAGACCGAGACCGGTCGCTTGATCGTGTACCTGAGCCGGATCACGAGCGGACCCGTCAACGCAGGGCTCACGAGCGGCACCCCGTTCGGTCGCGCGGCTGCCGTCACGGAAGCTCTCCACAGCGGCACACGACGGTTTTTATCAGTGATCGCTACCTTGCCGGTGAAGATCTGAGTACCCGCCTTCTTGGACCCCCGGTAGATGGGGAACGCTGCCTTGCCGCCCGGTGCTTCCGGGTCATCGAAAACAGTGAATCCCACCATCTTGATCATGCTGGCTCTCATGTCTTGATCCTTTCTCTTTGGGAGTACCAAGATCACAGAAACGGTAGACCTCTCGACCGTTTCCAGGAGACCGTTTCCAATCGTGTCCCAACCCTTCGGGTATGGGAAACGCTGGAAACGGTCTCGTCTAGTGTTTCCGGAAACGGTCCGGAAACGGTCTGGAAACGCTGGAAACGGTCGGCTAAACATTCTGCTCGGATACGTGCTTGATAAGCGTATGGATGCTTGCCGTACCACGCTTCTCTTTCTTGACGTTGCCTTCATCCACTAGCAGCCGGAGAGCTTCCCCCTTACGCGTGGCGTTGCCTTGCACCCTTTGCTCTATCTGCCTACGGCTCATGCCGTTGGGGTTGTCAGTCAGCGCGTCGCATATCTGCCACATAAGATCTATCGGGCGCTCGGTTACCGTCTCGACTTCCAGCACGGTACCCGTATTGAACGGATCCGCAATAGTGTGACGGGTCTCGCCAGGAAGCCACTCATCATCCGTCTTGACCCCCCTACGGCTTACTCGCATGTAATCCGGACCGAGCCCCGTACGGGTATGAGTCCGCCGGAGATCCATGTAGGTAATCATCTCGGTATTGCTGCCGAGAGGTTTTGCCTCTTCACCGGTGACGCTCAGTTCCCACACATGATCAATGTCCTGAGACTTAGCGCTTGATCCACGACCACCCTTCTCGGCATCCTTGCCGAAGTGGTCAAGGCGAACGCATGCGATGTTGAGCGCTTTGAAGCGCTTGTGAAGGACCCTGTACAGAGAGAGCCAGGTATCCGAGTCATTCTCTTTGCCCTTGATAAACCGGGATACCGTGTCAAGGATCACGACGTTCGGTTCATACTTCGCGACCAGGGCCATGACCTGACGAGCCCCGTCATCGGAGTCAAGCGGCTTGAATGGTGGGAAACTCAGGTAGATAAGCGTGCCCCTGAGTTGATCGGGTGTCGCGCCGAATGAGCGGACACGCATGATCAGGTCACGCTGTGAGTTCTCGGCATCCAAGTACATGATGACCAGGGGTTCACACGTGTTCGCCGTAAGGAATGCCTGACCGGTTACCGTCTTGATACACCATTCGGCCATGAACAGGCTCTTGCCGCTCTTGCCGTCCCCGACCAGTGACGCCTGTTGCCCTCTTTCGAGCAACTGGCCTGGCAGATGATCGGCCGTGTCGTGCTCGGACGCGAACAGATCATCCCAGTCAATGGGGGCAAAGTGGTCCTCGAATGTGCTCCCCTCTCCGGCGGCTGCCCCGTCATGCGAGGCATCATCTTTTGGGATGTCTCCCAGTTCGAACAGCCCATCATCCTTGGTGAGTGTCGCCAGGTTCAGCGCTCGCATTGCTTCCCCTGTATTGCCCCCGTAGTTGTACTTGGCTACCCATGAGAGCTTGCTCATGGTGCCGCTACCGAGTGCATCCGACCACACGTGAATGGGGCCATGCCCCCGAGACGTGTCGTACTGCGAGCACCCCACTTCATGAGCCGTCACGCTCTTTGAGTGTGTCGCGTCCCCCGGACGCGTGAACGTGGGGCATCCGCAGTTGTCGTGATCTGCCGGAGTGAAGCCGTCCGCAGTCAAGATCTCGTGCCACGAGATGTCAGCCGACCAGGCGTCAATGGGATCATCATCGAACGCGCTCAGAGCGCCCGTACGGCCGTCTTCCCTCTCGGGGGTACGAGTCTGCCCGATCAGGTCTGTTAGCCACTCTGGCGCTGGCTCGACCGCGCCTGTGAGCCGGTACGGCCCTTCCTTGCGCACGCTCGGGGGAACCAGCACGTAACCAGATCCGTAGTAGGCAGCCCACGCGTTCCGGCAGCCGCCCGCCGGTTGCTGAGCGCCGTGGCATCGGCACCATGTGAGTTTGCCGGGTCGGTCCGGCAGAGTAACGTCTTCCGGCACCGTGAACCAGTAGTGACCCCCGTTCTTGTGAGCCCATACCTGATCGCCGTTGACCTGAGTCCCCATCATTCCGGGGGAACTCACAGTGAGCGGCCTTTCTGTGACGCCTTCAGAGTCGGGAGTAGCGTCCGACCAGTCAGCCAGGAAAGCGCGCCGTTCCTCCGTCGTGTCCACATCCACGATGATGATTTTCGTTGACGAGTGTCCGGGGGATACGGCGATGTTGGCCCCTTCCCCGAACCAGTACTTGACCCGTGCTCGGGTGAAGTACTTCTCTTCAGTGATCGCGTGACTGATCCCGCAATCGTGCCGGACCCTTTCCCAGTTGGGAGAGCCCTTGCCGCGTGCCTGGTCCTGTGCAGCCGTGTCGGCCTTCTTGACGTCGGTAGCCGAGAGGATGCACACGGGCCGCTTGCCGTTCGGTTCGATGACCACCACAGCGAGTCCGGCTCTCACGAGAGCTTTGGCGATCCGGCCATTGTTCGCGACGTCGCCATCTGCCACACCGCCGATGATCTGGCCGAACCAGTCGATATCTCCGATCATGGCGTCTTCACCAGGTTCCCGTGTTCGTTGCGCCGGTACGTGCGAGATTCGTTGACGGCTAGCTTGTCCTCGACAGCTTGCTCTAGATCCACACCGCACATTGATGCGATGCCGGTCAGGTAGATCAAGACGTCTGCGAGTTCGCTGCCGAGAGATTCGGGGTTCTTCCGGTACGCGTCGAATGCTTCCCCGAGTTCGCCGAATGCCAGCGCGAATTCGTACGGGACATCTTCAGTGCCCAGACCTTTGGCCAGTTTGTTCGCCCATGCCCGGTACTGCACTTCCCGAATGTGCGTCATGCCGGTACCACCTTCCACGCAGTGATCTCGTTTTGAATGGAGT